GTACCTCCGGCGGGATAGCGAACGCCTGCAAGCAGCGTGGTGGTGCCGGCACGGGGCGCGAGCCCGCCGCCTTCGTAGTTCTGGACTACGGCCCGCTTGTAGCCAACCTCGGCCTCAAGACGGAACACGCCGAAATCGTAGCCGACGATGCCGTCGATGTCGTAGCCATAGTCGTGATCAACCGTCGCCGTTCCCGGCGCGCCGGCGCGGTCGAGCCGGAAGTTGATATCTTCCACGATCATGGCCCCGCCTTCGAGACCAACATACCACGAATCGTCTCGCGCCAAGGCGGGCGAGGCGATTGCCGTGGAGGCCAGCGCCATCGCAATGGCAAGCTTCCGCATAGAAATCCCCTTTCTTAGGTGTCACTCGGACAGCGGAAACTCACTATCGGCTGCATTGTTTCGGTGCAAGCGCGCAATTCCCTAAACTGTTGCATAACTGTCACAGCTGCCATGGATTTCCGCGGCTTGTGTCGGCGGAGAAACGGTTACGCCTCGCTTTCGATGAGGCCGTGCTCGACCAGCCGCGCCGTGAGTGCAGCAATGGCCGCCCGCGCTTCCGCATCGATCACAGTGCCTCCGGCTGGGGCAGGGACAGCGGGCATCCGGGCGCCGAGCACCTGCAGTCCGCCGATCAGCATACGGTTGGCCCGCTCGTCGCCAACGCTCCATTCGGCGCCAGAATAAGTCGCCCAAAGCTGTTGGTCCTTCAGCCAGACGCGCATTCCGGTCACAGGCAGGACAAAACGCCAGCCACCTTCCGTCCAGATGCTCAGCATATGCGCCTTGCCAGCCCAGACCCCGGTTGGCGTTGCACCCGGAATCCAGCACTGCCCGATCTCGGGCGCGGCCGGCGGCGTGTTCGAGCCTTGGCTCTACGCTGCCGGGACCATCACGGCGTCGATGAGCACAAGCGCTTCATTGTGCGTGATCTCCTTCTGCGCCTGCCCGGCCATGATGAAAGGCAGTTCGAACCGCGCGCTGGCGTCGGCCATGATCGTCACTCCTCGATGTTGATGCGCATGAATGCGGGACGGGAGATGCCCTGCACTCCCGCCTGGGAAACGAGCACGTCCACGAAGCCGCCGACGCTTCGGTCGTCCGCGGCCTGCGCGGCGCTGTAGTCCAGATGCGGCCCCGCCACTTCGCCCGTTCGTTCCGTTCCGTCTGCCCGTCGGATCGTGACACGGTAGCGCTCCTCCGCCTCTCCAAGCGGAACCTCCAGGTCTCCCCAGGTCCAGCCGGCCCGGCTGCGGCGCACCCACCGCAGATCATAGCCGCCGTCGGTTCGCGACAGCGCGTTCAAGTGGACAGGCGAAGGCGGGCGAAGCGCCTCGGCTCGCCAGGTGATCGCCGCCTCAGCGGGCCCAGTGTCGCCGATCCCCGATCCCATCACCCGCACCTCAGTACCAATTGCGGCCAGCGGGATTGGGTGAGCGGCAAGGCTCGCGTGCTCCACCAGGACGAACCGCTCGCCGGGCGCGTGTGTCGATGCCGCCCATTCCGTGCCGCCGCGGCCGCGCAACAGTCGAGAGAGGCGCCAGCGTCCGCCGCCCAACGGCACCGCCCGGCCGAACTGGACAAGCTCCTCTCCCACCATCGCGAGGTTGGCGCCGGCCAGCAGCCGCGGTTCGTCCGCGTCTTCGAGCAGCATCTCATGATGCTCCAACTGAATCGTGAGCGCATTCACCTCGTCGACCAGCGCGGTCGCGCCTGGTGCAAGCGCATGTTCGGCCACGCCGGCGGCGGCCGGTTCCGCAGTGGCGCCGATCGCCTCCCAGCTCGCACCCTGATCCAGGCTGACGAGCAGGTTCGCGCGGCGCCAGCCCGGCAATGCTCCCCATGCCGCGATGCGTAGGGCCGCACTCGCGGGCGCGACGTCGTCGAAGCTGGGAAGATCGAGCAGTGCAAGACGCGTCGGCCCGTGCGTTCGATCGGGAGCCCCGACACTCCGGCCGGGGTCGGCGGCGCGAGTGACCAGACTGGCCGACCTGTGACTCCGAAGCTCCAGGCGCACGCCCCTTCTATCGATGGATCGTCCGGTCACCCGCCACTCGGCCTGATCGGCGCCAAGGCGGACCAGCGCGCCGGGGCCGACAGGCAAACGCTTCCACCCGCACTGGATGGAGCAGCGGGCCCCTTGCCGCCGGCGCTGTTCCGACACGGCTTCAGCGAGGCGCCGCGCCGCCCCGGCATCGATCGCCGCCGCCAACTCGATCCGCTCGGTCGTGCGTCCTCCGGCCCCATGCGCCTGGCTCCCGATCTGATAGTCGCGCGCAGGGTCGTAATAGCTGACGACCACCGCGCCCGGCGCGTCCCCGGCGCCCGGAACCTGGCGGCTGCTTCCCTCTGCTATCTCACCTGCGGGGATATGGACGGAGTCGAGCACCGTGGCGTCACTCAGCCGCTCCCCATCGTCCAGGAGGGGCAAAGGAAAGGCCTGCCGCAGCTCATCGATCAGCCCGGCCACGCTGTCGCCGGAAGCGGCATAGCCGGAGATGAGATCACCCGATCCGCTCACCTCACCGCGGCTGAGCTCCTGCAAGATGGAGCCGATAGTCACGGGTCCAGGATCGGCATCCACTTCAAAGGTCAGCGAAGGAATGCGATTGCCATATGGCTCCAGCGCCATGTTCTCGAACACGGCGTAGGCGACTCCTCGATACGCCGGCGTTCCCTCCCCGGCCTCGGCAGCCGCGATGAACGGGTCCCGGGCCTGATCCTCATTCCCCAGGTGCAGCCGAAAGCCCGTTTCCTGCTTCCAGTCGCCCGCCTCGCCGCGCAGCAGATTGCCGTCGGCCCAGATGCGGCGCACGGCCCGGACCGGACGCGACGAAAGCGCGACCGCAAACGAGGCCGAATAGCTGTAGGTGGTGGTGGAGGGCCGTCCCTTTCCTCCGCTCCGGCGTGATCGATGCTCGATCAGGCCCGTCGACCAGATCACCGTGCCGGCCACTCGCATTGTGCCGAACAGCTTGGGGATGGGGCTGCCATAGCTGGACGTCTGCACGCGCAGATCTTGCAGCCGGGGCCCTTGACGGCCTTTTGTGCCGAGGATTCGGCTGTCGATCGCCTGTCCGTCCGCCGCCCGCTCCACCAGCGCGAACAGGGGCCCGAGTTCCTCCTCGGCTGCGACCAGCGCCGCAAAGCTCGGCCGCAGCACCAGCTCCACGCCGCCCAGGCGCAGGCTGGCCTCGCCCCGAACGGGATTGGCGGCGCTCACAGGCTCACCACCTGGCCGGAGCTCTCCAGGCTCAGCGTGTAGCTCCGCTCCCCATTGAAATCGCCCGCATAGTCGAGCCGCGAGACGAGAAACCTGCCGCGCATCCGCTCCCCGCTCTCGAAGCTCAGCTCATAGTCGTCGAGCACGCCGGCGAGCGCGTTGTTCTTGAGCCGGGCCTCCGCTGCCGAGCCGGTGAACACGCCCGCGCCCGATACCGACACCGAGCGCACGCCGGCCCCGGACAGCAACTCGCGCCAGCCGCCCGAGTCCTTGTTGGTCACCACCACCGTCTCGCCATTGATGCTGAGCTGCGTGGTCCTGAGCCCCGCCACGGTCGCATAGACCGGGGTCGGCGCGCCATCGCCCACCTTCAGCAGAAAGGCGCTTCCTCGTTCGATCGCCATCAACCAATCTCCATTGCCCGCACCCGATAGTCGACCATCCCCAGCCAGCCGCCCGCCCCATCCCGCGTCGTGCGCGACCGCAGCATCGTCACTGATCCAAGGCTCCATCCGTTGAGATTGCGCGGCAGCGCTTCGAGTGCGCGGCCGGCCGCACCCAGCAGCGCCACGGTGCGCGTCCAGCTCTCGCCTGCGTCGTGCACCTGCGCGGTCACGCGCACTTCCCGCCCGGATGCACCCTTGGCGCTCCAGTCTGCGGAGGTCAGCGGCCCCAGCACGAGGTAAGGCGGTGAAGCGCGGACCGGCCGCTCCAGGAACACGCCGTTCGCCGTCGCGAGAATGTCCGCTTCGCTCCGCAGCGCTTCCATCACCGCTGCGTGCAGTTCGGCTTCGAAGCTCATCGGACCAGCCCTCCCAGCCAGCGCAGGCGGCCATCGGTGAGCAGCCGCCGGGCGAGCCCGCGCCCGCTCAACTCGACACCCGCCTCGGTCACGCGAACCTGCACGCCCGGCGCGTCGACGCGACCGGCGATCCGCCGCTTTGCTCGTTCGACGGCATGCGCGGCGCGGCGTTCCGCCAGCCGTTCCGCCATCTTCACAGCGCCACCCGCCGCCATGGCCGCCACAGCGCCGCGACGGCGGCCGGGGGCGGTCCCTCGCGCGTGTCGTCGCGGTGTGCGTAGAGGTGGGTCGCCAACCGGACCGCCCCCTGACGCAGCGGTTCCGGAAGCGCGTCCCAGTCGCTTGCGAGACCGGCCTCATAGGTCACCCGCACGCGTCCCGCCGCGCCGAGCTGCATCACGCGCACCCAACCCACGCCCTCCGCGTCGATGTCCACCGCATACGCTTCCACCGGCAGGGCGAAGGCAGCTCCGTCAGCGGGCAGACCTTCGACCAGGGTGATGGCCCGCACCGGCTGCGCTCCAAGGCGCCGCCATTCGGCAAGCGCCGGCAGCACCTCGGTCGCCTCCCGCGCCAGCCCGATCCGCCCGCAAAACGCCTCGCATAGCAGCAGGGCGGTCCCGCACAGCGTCTCGACCATCGGGTCCTCGACCGGCTGATCCACCCGCGCGTAAGCCTTCACGGCGTCGCGCGCGGTCGCCAGGTCGGCTCCGCTGAACGCGCTCATCGTCAGCATGTGCAGCGCCTCCTGCCGCCCGCGGGCAGCATCCTCTTGATCATGTCCTTGTCCCCGCTTGAGAGCCTCTCCGGCTCAGCTCCGCTCGTAGGCGCCCGCCGCGCCGGCGCCCGTATTCAGCCGCGCATTGGCGGCCAGGTCGAAGGCGCACATCGCCTGACCTTCCGGAACCCGGCCATAGGCGGCGTTGCTCGCACCCGTGAGCAGATAGCTTCCGCTTCCCGCAGCGCCCGCCCCCGACCTGTTGTCGGCAAAGCCGACCGCCGCCGCGCCCGCATTGATGACACTGCCGCTCTCCAGATGTTCGCCTGTCCAGTTGTTGCCGTCGGCAGACGCGACCGAGTTGTTGGCGTCGCTCCTCACGCGCACATTGCCCTTGTGGCGCACGCCGTAGCGCGTCGCCCAGTTCTGGGTGCGGCCGCTGATCGTCGTGTTGGCGGTAAAGGTGTCGGCCTTGATGTTGGCTTGGTAGAGGATGGAAAAGCGGATCGCGATCCGCTTCGCCACGCCGACCGCGCCCGCCGCATCGGTATAGCCGAAGTTGACACGCGTGACGCTCGCCTGGTTCGCGTCCGTCCCCGGCACGGTCGCATAGGCCACCAGCACATTGTCGACCGGCGCGACCGCGCCGTCACCGCTCAGCCGCCACGCTCCGCCGCCGGCCGCCATCGTGCCTTCCACCAGGAAGTTGACCACATGAAAGCCCGCCGCGATCGGGTTCACGTCGCCGATCGAGGAAACCGAAGCGTTGCGCGCGTTCAGGAACGAAGTTGCGACGAACTGCGCGCCGTCAAAGCTGTCGAGCAGCGGGTTGGTCGCCCTGCTCGCATCCTCGAAGCGGAACCGCTTGAAGCGACAGCCGAGCAGCGAGAACATTCCCGTGGCGTGCGCATCGACCGTCGAGTCCTCGCAGACCACGCCGACAGCTTGGGCGACCTGCTGGCGGCTGTTGCCGCCCGCCAGCATGAAGCTCGCATTGGCGTTGGAGAGACCCGTCACCGTCAGATTGCGGTAGCACATGGCCGGCTGCCGGAAATGAATTGGAGCGGTCGCACCGCTGATGGTCAGCGTCGTCGCCTCCAGCGCGAAGGGTGC